CTGAACCGCGGGTGGGCACTCGACCGCGAGATTACGGCTTTGGAGAGTGCCAAGCGCCGGGCGTATGACCGCTGCGTGTCCGGCGTGGCATCGGTGAGCGGTGCACCGGGCGGCGGCGGTGCCTCAGACGGCGGCCTGAGCCGCTACGCCGACTTTGCCGCGCAGGTGGACGCCCAGATCGACAAGCTGGTGGGCATCAAGCAGGAGATCGCGGCGGTTATCGCGCAGGTGCCGGATTCGTCGCTGCGTGCGCTGCTGGTACGGCGGTACATGAATTTTGAGAAGTGGGAGGTTATCGCCGTCTGTCTGAACTATTCCCGCAGGCAGGTGACACGGCGGCACGGACAGGCGCTCAAAGAGGTCAGCCGAATCCTTGCCGAGCAGGATGTCCTTTAATGTCCCACTAAGTCATGCTATACTGGTATCATGAAGTTCAGCGGGAATGAAACTGAGGTCCCGCATTTCTCCTGCTTCATACCGCATTGGAAACACCTCCGGAAAGGCACTCTTGGAAACAAGGGTGCTTTTTCGTGCCCGAAAGGAAGTGAAACCATGACAAGCAAACAGAAACGGTTCGTCGAGGAATACCTCATCGACCTGTGTGCCACGCAGGCGGCCATCCGTGCCGGATACAGCCCGGAAACCGCCGGGTCTATCGGCTCGGAAAACCTGCACAAACCTGAAATCCGCGCGCGCATTGATGCCGCCATGGCGGAGCTGTCCCGCCGGACGGGGGTCAATCAGGAGCGCATTGTGCGTGAGCTGGCAAAGGTGGCGTTCGTCAACGCTGCCGATGTGGTGGACTTTGAGAATGCTAAGCTGCTGCCGAACGCCAGTGCGGACGATACCGCCGCCATTGCATCGGTCAAGGTCAAGCAGATCCCGACCGATGCCGGGATGGGCATCGAGCGCGAGATCCGCATGGCGGACAAGCTCAAAGCACTGGAGCTGCTCGGCAAGCACCTCGGTATGTTCACCGACAACGTGCACCTGACCGGAGATATGGGGGTGCAGATTATTGACGACATTCCCGACAGCGGAACAGGTTAAGCTGACCGACGTCATCGCGCCGTCGTTCTACGAGGTGCACCGCGACATCGCCGCAGGCGGGCACACCTACTACAAGCTGGACGGCGGGCGCGGTTCGGTCAAGTCTACGACCATCGGCTCGGAGATCATCCTCGGCATTATGCGCGATGCACAGCACGGTATCATGTCCAACGCCGTTGCATTCCGCCGCTACAAGGAACAGCTGCACGACAGCGTGTTCGAGCAGCTCCTGTGGTGCATTTCCAAGCTGGGCGTAGAAAGCCAGTGGAAGGCCACTGTCAGCCCGCTGCGGCTGACCTTCATCCCGACCGGACAGGTGATTCTCTTTCGCGGTGCGGACAAGGTCAAGAAAGCCAAGTCCATCAAGGTCAGCAAGGGATACATCAAGTACCTGTGGTTCGAGGAGCTGGATGAGTTCGAGAACCCGGAGAAGATTCGCTCGGTACAGCAGTCGGTCGTTCGAGGCGGCGAGGCGTTCGTTGTGTTTTACTCGTACAACCCGCCGAGGTCGCAGCGCAACTGGGTCAACAACCCGGCAAACTGGCAGCGGCCTGATCTGCTCGAGCACCACAGCACCTATCTGACCGTGCCGCGTGCATGGCTCGGTGAGCAGTTCATCATGGATGCCGAGCACCTGCGCGACACAAACCCGGCTGCCTACGAGCATGAGTATCTCGGCAAGGTGACCGGCTCGGGCGCTGAGGTGTTCGACAACCTGCAAAGCCGCCGCATCACCGATGAGGAGATCAGCCGCTTCGACCGCATCTACAACGGCGTGGACTGGGGCTTCTACCCGGACCCGTGGGCATTCAACCGGATGCACTACGATGCCGCACGCCGCACGCTGTACATCTTCGGGGAGCTGACCCGGTATAAGCAGGGCAACCGCGCAACCGCCGATGCGCTGCTCGCGTTCGGCCTGACCGGTGCTGACCGCATCACGGCGGATTCTGCCGAGCCGAAGTCCGTGCAGGACTACAAGAACTACGGTCTGTTCTGCCGCGGCGCCATCAAGGGACCCGGCAGCGTGGACTACTCGCACAAGTGGCTGCAGTCGCTCCTCCGCATCGTGATCGACCCGGTACGCTGCCCGGACACCTGGAAGGAGTTCAGCGAGTACGAGTACGAGCGGGGCGCGGACGGCGAGATCACGGCAGGCTATCCCGATGCCAACAACCACCACATTGATGCGGTGCGGTACGGACTGGAACCTGTCTGGAAGAAACGAGGTCAGTGATGTTACAAAGATTTTTAACATGGATTCGAGGTGTTTTCACAAAAATGCTGCATATCAACGATGCAAAACGCTCGCTCAAAGTCGATGTCGCCATCAGCACGGAGATGCAGGCCGCCATTGACCAGTGGGCGATGATGTTTATTGACCGTGCGCCGTGGCTGGACGACACGACCCAGAGCCTCGGCCTGCCTGCCGCCATCGCGGGCGAGATTGCCCGCCTGACGACCGTTGAGCTGGAGAGCAGCATCACCGGCAGCGCACGCGCAGACTACCTGCAGGGTGAGTACGAGCGGGTGCTGAACGAACTCCGCAGTCAGGTCGAAACAGCGGCCGCAGGCGGCGGTCTGGTGTTCAAGCCCTATGTGGACGGCGAGCGGATTGCTGTGGACTGCGTTCCCGCGTGGCGCTTTCTGCCGACGGCGTTCAACAGCCGCGGCGAGGTGACGGGCGCGGTGTTCGTTGAGCAAGTCACTAGGGGCAAGACGTATTACACGCGCATGGAGCACCATCAGCTGACCGACGACGGCTACACTATCCGCAATCTGGCGTACTCGTCGCTGTCGCAGAGCACGCTCGGCAATCCGTGCAGCCTTGCCGCTGTTGACGAATGGGCAGACCTCGAACCCGAGCTGACCATCCGCTACAAGGACGGCACCGCGCCCGAGGGTGTGCTGTTCGCGTACTTCCGGCTGCCGTTCAGCAACACGGTTGACCCGGAAAGCCCGCTCGGTGTGTCGGTGTACAGCCGCGCTGTCGGTTTGATTCGAGAAGCCGACCGCCAGTACAGCCGCATCCTGTGGGAGTACGAGGGCAGTGAGCTCGCCATCGACGCCAGTCAGGGTGCCTTGCAGGTAAGCGGTCCGGACGGCAGACCGGCAACGCTGCCGCCGCGCAGCAAGCGCCTGTTCCGAGAACTCGCAATCGACCAGGGACAGAGCGGCGATCTGTACAAGGTGTTCAATCCGGCCATCCGCGACACCTCGCTGTTCAACGGACTGGACAAGCTGCTCAAGCGCATCGAGTTCAACTGCAACCTCGCTTACGGCACGCTGTCCGACCCACAGGCTGTGGACAAGACCGCCGAGGAGATCAGGAGCAGCAAGCAGCGTTCCTACTCCGCTGTGTGCGACGTGCAGAGAGCCTTGCAGAGCGCACTCGAGCACCTTGTCTGGGTGATGGACTTTTACGCCAGTCTGTACAAGCTGGCGCCGATGGGCGAGTACGAGGTCAGCTTCAGCTGGGGCGACGGCGTACTGCAGGACACCGACAAGGAATATATGCGCCGCAAGGAACTGGTAGACAGCGGCTACCTCTCGCCGGAGAAGCTGCTCGCGTGGTACTTCGGTATCTCGGAGGACGAGGCCAAGGCGTTCATGCCTGCGGCATCGCCGCCGCTGTTCGGGGAGGAGTAAGCCATGCTCACGCCGGAATACCTCCAGCGGCTGCCGGACAGCGTGGTGGAACTCTACGCACAGGCAGAGGCGGACATTCTCGCCGACATGGCACGGCGCATCAACGGCTTTGATCTGTTCATTCCGTCCGCGCAGTACCAGATGGAACAGCTCGAGGAGATGGGCGCACTCCGCAGGGACATCATTTCCAAGCTGTCCGGCCTGACCGGCAAGAGCCGCAAAGAGATTGCCGCCATCATGCAGGAGGCAGGCGTGGAAACGCTCTCAGCTGATGAGAAGATCTATCAGGCTGCCGGTCTGGTCGGCAAGTCGGAACTCTCGCCTGCGGTGCAGGAGGTGCTGAACGCCGGACTGCAAAAGACGGGCGGCCTGTTCCGCAACCTCACAAAAACAACAGCCAATACGGCCACACGGCAGTTCGAGAACGCGCTCGACCGCGCCTATATGCAGGTGACGAGCGGTGCGTTTGACTCGAACACAGCGGTCAGGAGCGCCATCAAGCACCTTGCACAGCAGGGTGTCGGCGCGATAACCTATCCGAGCGGGCACGTTGACACGCTTGAGGTCGCGGTGCGGCGTGCGCTCGTTACCGGTGTCAACCAGACCTGCCTGCAGATGCAGGAGGCCAGAGCCGACGAACTCGGTTGCGATCTGGTGGAAACCACCGCGCACAGCGGCGCTCGACCATCTCATGCCGAGTGGCAGGGGCGGGTGTTCAGCCGTTCGGGCAAGAGCCGCAAGTACCCGGATTTCGTGCAGGTGACTGGATACGGCACCGGCGAGGGACTGGGCGGCTGGAACTGCTCGCATTCGTTCTATCCGTTCTTCGAGGGCCTGCCGAGAACCTACTCGGACAAGCTGCTCGACAGCTACAAGGCGAAGAACTACGAGTATAACGGCAAGAAAATGACCGAGTACGAGGCACTCCAGACCCAGCGCGGCATTGAGCGCAAGCTGAGGCGCTGGAAGCGCGAGAATATCGCCATGAAAGCCGCCGGACAGGATACCACTGAGAGCGCGGTCAAGATTGCCCAGTGGCAGACCGTGCAGAAGGATTTCCTCTCGCAGACCGGACTGAAACGCCAGCGTGATCGGGAGCAGATTGCAGGCTGGAGCCGCAAGGCAGCGGCGCGGGCAAGCGGTTCGGCTCGTTCGGCACAGCACAAGGCCAACCGGTATTTCTCACTCAGCGGTCCGGAGGAAAATCTGCGGGAGTACCTGAAAGAGAAACCAATCATTGACCTGCTGGAACAGCAGGGTGTAGAATACAAGCAGAGGATCAGCGAAAAGGAGATCATCGTTTCTGCCGGTGCGCCGAAGATCGTGAGCGAAAGCGCTCATGCGGTGGAGAACCGTGCGGTCAAGACCGACCGTGCCGACATGACGGCAGAACGTGCACAGTCCTTTGTGGACAGCGCCAAGCTGACCCTGTATCAGCCGGAACGCCAGACCTTGAAATTCATGGCGGAGGATGGCTACGCAGTCCTGAACTTTGACCACAAGCTGGTTACCGCTGTTCCGCAGAAGTGGCGGAAGAAGTACGACGATTATCTGGAGGAGAACCAATGAAAGCACGAGAACCCGCCGAAAGGCACTTTTGTCCGCTATTTCAGCGTGAGATAAGCTGGGGCGGCGCAGGCGGCTGCTATGAGGTGCAGGAAGTCCGAGAGGACAACATGGATGCCGAACTGCTGCCCGAACCGTTTGACCTGAACAAAGCAGATGCCGCGTGTGCGAAATGCGGCTGGTACCGCGTAAGCGAACCGAATACCTAAGCCGCCAAGCGAAAGCAAGGCGGTTTTCTTATACCCAAAACCGCGAACAAGCCGCCGACAAGGCGGTTTTTTCATACCCAAATTCGCCAGTGCCGGGCGTAAACGGGCACACCGCAGGAGGATGCGACCCTCGTAAAAAAGCGTAGCGGAGGAAGGACAACGCATGAAACGCGAATTTCTCGAAGGTCTGGATCTGGGCGAGGGCGTAAAGCTGCCCAAGAGCGCCATTGATGCCATCATGGCCGAGAACGGCCGCGACATCGAGGCAAAGAACAACCAGATCACGACCCTCACCACCGAGCGCGACGGCCTGAAAGAGCAGCTCACCACCGCCAACGACACCATCAAGTCCTACAAGGACATGGACATCGAGGGCGTAAAGGCCAAGGCCGACGAATGGGAATCCAAGTATAACACGGACACCCAGACGCTCAAGGATCAGCTGGCGGCAGCGGAATACGGCTTTGCCGTGAAGGAAGCGACCGCCGCGCTGAAATTCTCCTCGGAGAGCGCGAGGAAAGCCTTTGTGGCCGATCTGACTGCAAAGAAGCTGCCGGTTCAGGAGGGCAAGCTGCTGGGTCTGGAGGATTTCACCAAGACCTATCAGGAAACCGACCCGAATGCGTTTCTGCCGGAGAACGACGACAAGACCCCGATCGCTACCAAGGGCGGCAGCGGCGGTGGTCCCGCAACCGGCTCGGATGCGCTGCGTGCAGCGTTCGGGCTGACGACTAAGAAGGAGTAATGATTTATGCCTAACGCAATCACTCTCGCGCAGCAGTTTGTGCCGCTGCTCGACGAAACCTATCAGCTGGCTTCGCTGACCGCCGATCTGGACGGCAATGCCGATCTGGTACGCCAGGGCGCGAATGCCAACGAGCTGATCATCCCGATGCTGTCCATGCAGGGTCTGGGTGACTATTCCCGCAACGACGGCTACGTCAAGGGCGATGTAACGCTCACCAACGAAACGGTCAAGTGCAACTTTGACCGCGGCCGTATGTTCAACGTGGACACGATGGACAACCTCGAAACCGCCGGTATCGCGTTCGGCCAGCTGGCGGGCGAGTTCATCCGCACCAAGGTAGCACCCGAGGAGGATGCGTTCCGCTTCGCCCAGTATGCGGGCAAGACCGGCATCTCCAAGGTGGCTGCCGGTGCATCGCTTGCGGACGGTGCAGCCGTTATCGCGGCGCTGCGTGCCGCCATCACCAAGATGGACGAGGACGAGGTGCCCGCAAACGAGCGCTATCTGTACATCACGCCGCTGCTGCTCGGCTATGTGCAGGATATGGACACCACCAAGAGCCGCGAGGTCATGCAGAATTTCGCCAAGGTGGTCAAGGTGCCGCAGAGCCGCTTCTACACTGCCATTGAGCAGAAGTCCGGCAAGACCGGCGAGGAGGCAGGCGGCTACGCCAAGGCCGAAGGCGGCAAGGACATCAACTTCATGATCCTGCACAAGCCTGCGCTGATCCAGTTCTCCAAGCACATCGCGCCCAAGATCATCGAGCCGGGTGCCAACCAGGACGGCGATGCGTACAAGTTCGGCTACCGTCAGGTGGCTATCGCGGACGTGTACAAGAACAAGGTCGCAGGCATCTACCTGCACCACAAGGCAACGTAAGGAGGCCATTATGGGTAAGATCGTAGGTCTGGTGTTCGAGGATGAGCCGGTCTACACCTGTCCGCACTGCGGCAAGGTATACAAGACCGAGGAATCCCTCGAGAAGCACCTGAAGGACAAACACACCGAGCCGGACGGCACTCCGGCACCGTAAGAGAGGAGGCGGGCGCTGTGCTGACAGCGGACTACAAATTCTATACCGAAACCTATCACGGGAAGATGGAACAGGCGGAGTTTGACCGTATGGCTGTGCTGTCGTCCGCCTATCTGGACGAGCTGACCATGGGCCGGACGTCCGGTACGCTGACCGCTGACGTCGAGGAACGCGCAAAGCTGGCGTTCTGCGCCGTGGCGGATGCCTACCTGCTGAACGAGCAGGGCGGCGGTATTGCTTCGGAAACCAACGACGGCGTTTCCGTGACCTATGTGGCGGGCATCAGCAACTCAAAGACCGAAGGCCGCAGGCTGTATGAAGCAGCGGCGCTGTTCCTCGGTCCGACCGGCCTGCTGTACAGAGGGGTGAGGTAATGCTCTACTGCAACGATGTTATCACGCTCATCAAGTACGACGGCGAGGGCTACACCGTGAGCACGCTTTCCGGTGTGAGCTGGTACGACCGCACCCAGGTCAAGACCGAGAACGCCGGTCTGGTATATGCGAACAGCGTGAAAGTCCGGATTCCGGCGGTTGTGCTGAAAGACGGCGCACCGCTGCCCGAGGTGGGTGACCACATCGTACACGGTGCACTGCCGGACGGTACAGCGCTCGAACGTCCTGCCGATCTGGCACGGCTGCACGCCCGCAAGGTGATGGCTGTGGCAGACAACCGCCGCGGCGGCATCCCTCATGTGGCGGTGGTGGGACAATGAAACTGAGCATCAGGACCGACATCAAGCCGGAAACCATTCTGCGGGCACGCGGCCTCGGCAGCGACAACGCCGCCCAGAAAATGCTCGCGCAGACCGTTGTGCGGCTGTGCGACCCATATGTGCCGATGAGCAGCGGCTCCGGCGCACATATGAAAACCGCGTATACCATCGCGCCGGACGGCTCAAGCATCACCTACCGAGGGCCGTACGCACACTTCCAGTACGTCGGTGAGGTCATGGTCGGCACACGTTCCGGTTCGCCGTGGGCGAAGTCCGGCGAGAAGAAGGTCGGCGCAGGGCGTGCGCTCAGCTACAACGGCGCACCGATGCGCGGCAGGGACTGGGACAAGCGCATGATGGCCGACAGAGGCGACGAGGTCGTGAAAGCCGTCGCAAGCTATGTAGGAGGCAAAGCCAAATGAGCATCATTGAAGCGGTACGCAAGTACCTGCAAACCTGTCCGCTGCTGAAAGGCGGCACGCTGAACGTGGATTTCCTGCCGCCGGAGGCCGCAACCTACTCGGTGGACGTTGTGCCGGTAAAGCCTGTCCTCAAGGCGTACATGGACGGATCCAGCCAGCGGCAGTTCCTGTTTGTGCTGGCGACCCGCACTTATTACGGCGAGTTTGTTCGCCAGCAGCTCGACAACCTGTGCTTTTTCGAGGAATTTGCCGAGTGGCTGGACAAGCAGAACCGAACCCGTTCGTTCCCCGATCTTGGGGACGGACGAAACGCGCGAAAACTGGAGGTCACGACCTCCGGCTATGTTTTCGCACCCGATACGGACACGGCACGGTATCAGATCCAGTGCCGCCTGTCCTATTTCCAGAAAGGAGAACGATAAATGAAACTTTCCGAACTGATGAAGAATCACACGCCGAGCACGAGCTTTGAGGGTTTCGTGACGAATGACGACTTTGTCCTTGCGGTGGACTGCTCCGCCGACGGCAGCGCTGCGAGCGCGGCAGACTACGCCGTGGTGCAGATCGGTGTATCCGGCCTGGATGCACAGCTCAACCCGGTAACGCAGGACAAGCAGTACATCCGCGCAGGCCAGTCCACCACCAAGACTGGCACGCAGCGCAGCTTTGCCGTTTCCGGTGACCGCTATGTGGGCGATGATTTTCAGGACTTTGCACTGTCGCACGCCGTTAAGTACGGCACCGGCAACAGCGTTGTCCGCGACTACGTTTATTTCTGCCTGCTGAACGGTCAGGGCGAGAAGGGCAAGTGCTCCATCATCGTCAACTCGGACGGCGCAGGCGATGCCGGCGAGAGCAGCGAGATCGACATCGAGCTGAAGAAGTCCGGCGATGCACCGGCAAGCTACACCTATTCCGCAGCAGATTAAGGAGGAGTAAAACATGGTTTTCCGCAATATTGAGGTCGATTTTGACATCTACGATGCAGACACCGCCGAGGTGTACGAGGGTGCGGTGCAGACCGTGCTCGAGAGAGCTGTACCCAAGGAGGGCGAATCGCTTGCCGACGGTATCCGCCGTCAGTGCAATACCGTGTTCGCGTTCTTCGACACGCTGTTCGGTGACGGCTTCCACAAGGAGCTGTTCGGTCAGCGCACCAACATGATGGAGTGCCTGCAGGCATTCAAGGAGTTCCTCGAACTCGTTTCCAAGCAGCGTGAGCAGCTGACCGCCCTCACGGCGGAGATCCAGTCCGCGCAGACGGCTGCACCCAACCGTGCTGCCCGCCGTGCTGCACCGCGCCGCCTGCCG